TTTCTAACTTACTCATTATAAAATTACAAATGTACTCCCTGATGGAATCGTGATCGTACCACTAATAGTTACTGGTCCAACCAACGCTCCGTTTGTTGATCCCGCCATTGACAATGATGTCAACGACTGAGCGTTCTTTACAAAAAAGTTTGTGGATAAACTACTTGCGCTTACAGTTCCGTCAGTTGGTGTACCAATTTGAAATGTATCACCTAACACGATACCAAAAAAAGTATCTGAGCTCGCAGGATTTCCTGTGAAGGTTATCTGGCTGCCTGTTATAGTAAATGCGCTTATTGGTTGTTGTACAACTCCCGAGACGGAAATAATTACGGCTGCTTCGGATTCTGGAGATATAGCAGTCCCATTGACCGTTAAGTTAAACGGTCCTGCAGTTGATCCAGTGAACGACGATGATATGTCGTCCAATATTTGATACGCACCTGTTTGAGGCGCCTTACCGACATAAGCCATGTGTTATTCCTTTACTCAGTTGGGATTGGATTATCAGACTTGACTTTTGCTACATGGTCCTTCCATGTAGTAGTACCGTCTACATTATCGTGGTACTGCATGTCGAGTTGGTCACCCAAATCACCGTAAGCTGCTCTTCTTGTAGCTCTTACTGCGTTTTGTCTTTCAGACAAATCTGCAGCAGCTTCTACAGCTGATAGTTGTGCATCAGTCGGTTGCGCAATAGAAAGGTTCCACTCTTTTATGTAAGGGCCTTTTCCGTCCGAATCGTCCTGAAGCAAAACGTCTTTTGTAAAGTCAATAGATGCTACGCCGTTATCGGCTGCATATTTACTGACCTTGCTTGATAGTGATGCCATAGTTTTCCTCCTTATTTAATTCTTATATTATGGTTTCGTTGGAAATACAACTGCTTCTACGTCTTCGACTGTTGTAAGTCCTTCTGTTATATCTCTTAATTCTTGCCTGTATGTCTCCATTTCTGATGACATAGTTACATCAGACAATGCATAAAAATCTGTTTCTTTAAGTAATCTATTTCTTTTTTCTCTAAGTTCTATAAGAGCTATTTTTAAATCTGCTTCAGCTAATTTACTCTCTATTTGAGCAGCAGTAATATTTTCAGGATTACCATCATACCATTTTATGTTATTAATATCATCCCCTGAAACTGAGCAATTAGCATCTGGTTTAATTAATTGTATAGCTGTTATTATTCTTGCCATTATGCTTCTATCTCCATTAAATTACAAAAACATACTCCGTTCATACTTTCATCAGATGTATTATGAGAATAGTTAATGTAAACTCTTCTATTACCACCCGCAGTTTGAACTAGAACAAACTTTACTTTAACAACTCCAGTAGATCCACTAATTGTTGGTGTCCATAAAAAATTACCAGCAATAGGATTTATAAACATACCACCATCACTATAAGGTCTTGCTCCACCAATCATACAGCTCCTTCTACTTCCTGAAGAGGCTGGATTTGCAATATCTCCATAAGAGCCACTATCTACTTTAAATTTTGGTCTTATTAAATAATTTGCATCTTCACTATCTTTTGAAGTGTTTAAATGAAAAGTCATAAAAAGTTTATTGCCTTGGTTCATTGTAATTGAAGTTTCCCAAGTGCCTGATTCTGTAATATCATATTCTGTACCCTCTGTTCCAGTATAATCAGATACTACTGCGTTTTCATCTCCAACCACTTGTATAACTTTACCAATAGTTGAAGCACTTAAAGAAGATGTAGCTATATTACCAGATGGTATTGTACCTGTTAAAAGATTTGCCGCGTCTATCTTACTTAATGCCATAATTAAACTCCTATTAATTTGTGTCCAGAAAAAAATGAACCAGATGATCTTACTACTTCACTTTGATTAGTTCCTTGATGTTTTGCAACAACTTCTACAACTTGTCCAGCAGTGCAATCAACTATTGTTACTGCTCTTAAAATCATATTTTGTCCTGTTCTTGGTGAACACAAACCTGAATTACTATCTGCTACACTAGAACCATCTAATTCTAAATTAGCAGTAAAAGTATCTTCATTATCACTATCATCACCAAAAACACAGTAACTAAAAACATATTTTCCACCTTCTCCACTTGGAACTGTAAAAACATTTGAGGCAAAGGCATTATCTGTATCGTATACTTCAGTATCCCAAGTTATTCTAGTTAAAGTATCGTGTGATAAAGTTTGATTACCTGAAAGTCTTACTAAAAAAGCTGGATTATTTTTTATTCCACTTGCATTAGGTGTAATAACGCCTGCACCATCGCTAGATAAAATATCGTTACCTGCGAAGTCTTGTAGTTTATTTGCTTTTATAATTGATGCCATTATACTCCTATTAATCTATATCCCCAAAATCTTGCTTCACTTGAGTATCCAATAGTAGATGTAAAATTTTGATCTGCTTGTCTTGCATACATTTCTATATAATCACCTGCGGATAATTCTAACATTCCCATACATTGAACAGTATTATAACTTTGATTTACTGTATAAGCCGCTATATCTTCTTCATTATTTATAGCTGAACCATTTTTACGAACTAAAATATCGTGACTAGCTGTATCTGTTCCTGTTCCTACTCTATAAAAACAATAAACAATATATTTTCCACCTTTTCCAGTTGGAATAGTGTATCTTTTATTTGTAGTATCAACTCCACTATCGGTATCTATTATAGATGTATTAAAATTAATTTTTGTTATTGTATCATATGATAAAGATTGTGAACCACTCATTCCCATTTTCCAAGCTGGAGTATTTTCTCCACCAACTCCTGTCTGTGTAGCACTAGACATGTTAACAGTTACACCTGATGGTACTGTAAACGTATCTCCAGAACTGCCCAGGGTTACTGTGCCGTTATCAGCTATTGGTTCTATGTTTGTTGTTTTAATTGTTCCCATAATATTATTCTATAATTTTGTATGCTCCAAAAGATGTAACTCTTTCTGAATTTCCTATAACTGGATCAAGACTATCATCATTAGCATCACATGCTGCATATATTTCTAAATAATCAGAAGAACCATTCATATCAATCACAGCAGTTGTGCTAACAGTATTTGATCTTATGTAACTATTCCAGAAAAGATTAAAAGTTTCATGAACATTACTACCATTCTTATAAATATATATAACAGATGTTTTTAATTGACTATTATTTGCTGATTGCACTCTTACTTGTCCATATACAAAATACTTTCCAGCTGAAGTTGGAGTAAATCTATAATTACTAGAATTATCATAGTTTCCAGCAGTATCATAGACTTCTGTATCAAATTGTATTTTTGTAGCAGTATTGTCTGATATTGTTTGATTAGAACTTCGATATGCTTCAAAAGCAGGGGTGTTAACTCCTCCAAATCCAGATTGAGTTCCGTTGTTTGTAATTGTGCAACCAGATGGAATAGTAATAGTATCTCCTGAAGAGCCTATCTCTAAACTAGTTCCTGATTGTGGGTCTACTTTATCTACAAATAATGTTGCCATACTATACTACCGTTAATGTTCCTTGTACTGTTATTGTGTTTGTAAAACTTACTGGTCCACATATTAACATGTTATCAGTTGATGCAATTGTAATAGCTTCTGATACAGTTGCTAAATTTTTATATCCACCATTAATTGATTTAATCATTCCAAACTCAATACTGTTTTGTCCAGGCTCTACTGTTCCTAAAGACTTACCTTGGAATACAACATAGATATTATTGGTGCCTGTTGGTGGCGCAGCTGTAAAAGCTAAAGTTGTATTACCTGATATTGAATAAGCTGAGTGGGGATCTTGACGAACGTTTCCTACATAGACCTCAACTTCGTTAGTATTCGTAACAGATTGACTTAATGTAAAATTTGTTTCTGAATTATCACCGCTGAACTGCTGAGAGTTCATGGTGTTTAAATTTTGTTTTGGTGCATTTCCTAAATAGGCCATGAATCTCCTTACGTACTAATTGCATCGACAACAGACATCCAAACACTTAGCGAACTTGCAGTGTCGGATTGTGCTTTCACCACGTCTCCCGATTCAATTACTATTTTACTTCCACCGTCTATAAGCTCGAGCGATCCACCCGCAACTATCGGTGCATTTTTAATTATGTAGTGGTCTTGTGATCCACTTGTTACAGTGGATGTAATAAACACACTTGCATTTATTGTTGATGTTGTTGTGTTGGCTAAACGAATAGAAATGATTGCATCATCAGAGTCACTTGTATGCACCGCTGCTGCTGATGTTCCTACTGCATGTAGACCGTATCTTTCAAAATCTTGTGCCATAATGTTTATTTACTACAAGGCGATTGACATTGCAACCACGAAACCTGCAGATACTCCTCCTGTTACTGTTAGTGCTCCATTACTAGCTAGTGTTGCATCTCCTGATACAGCCACTTCTTGATAACTTGTGCCATCTCCAACTAGTATTTTTCCTGAAGTATTATCAGGCATTTTAAATAGTGTACCTACCGTCAGGTCTCCCATAGTAGATAAATTTGAATTAATTTTGTTACCAATGTTTGTAGCATGATTACCCATGAATCCATGCGAAGAACATTGATAATATAAAATATTAGGTGTTTCTGAGTCTACAGCAATTTGTGTGTATGCACCAGACGATCCAGGAGTTCCATTTGTAGTTACACCTGTTGTATACGCTGTAGTTTTATCTGCTTCTAAATAAAATCTTAATGGGTGTGAACTGTTTGATGAATCTGATTGATCAAATCTGTAGTAATATTTTGCACTTGAATCCGCACCAGAAAATCTTAATGCTGGTGATTCTAATCCATCTAAAAAATATGCATTACTACTAGAACTTCCCCCTGCTGGATAAGGATGATTACCTGTTTTAGAACCTACTTTAACAGTAATTATTTTTGGCGCTGATGAAGAACCATATTCTTCTGGATTTGGTAAACCTATCTTTGCACCTGGAACGGTACAAAATACTTCTGTTGCACCTGCAAAATTTACAAGAGCATCACTATTAGAACTGGAGATAACATAAGTTCTAGCAAGCGTGCTTGCTCCTGAGTTTAAAGTTCCAAAACCAACCTCAAAGTTTGCCGTTCCTGTTTCAAAGATACAGTAATAAGTAGTATTATCTCCACCGATACCAGCAGCAAAAGTTTCAAAACCTGAGACTGCTCCACCAAGTGTAAACGTACCTGTTCCGGTAGTTGAACTGGTTTCTTTAACCCTATCGTTAAGTATAAACGCCATATTTAATTCCTATTACGATGTTAAACTAATAATCGCATTTGCTGGTGTACTTGGATCAGGGAATACAATAGTGAAGTCACCATTGGTCGCTGTCTTTGTTCCACCAAAATCTAAAACTACACACAACTTATCTGATTTATCATCGTTATAAATAACTCCATAAGCTGCACCAAAAGTTGCGCTTGGAAAATTTAAATTTGCAAAATCAACTGTTGCCGTTCCTGTTCCAGTCGCAACCGCTTGACTTTGTAACTGTAATCCTCCAGTTGTGTATCCGCTACCGCCACCAGAACTAACTTCGTTAGAAACTGATGAAGAATAAGCTGTATCAGTAGCTGCGTATGGTGAACCAGATCCGGCTGTGTATAAAGCTAGTTTAAAAGAATCACCTCCACTTGCAAAATTATGCGTTCCTGAAAGTAATTCACTTTTAAAACTATGTGGTACTACATTTGCCATTTTTTATCTCCTTATTACGGTGATGGTGATTTAATAACATTACGAATAACACCATCTTGATATTCGTCTCTTCTTCTTCGACCTTCTTGTTCTATCGAATATGAAGCTGCTGATCTCTTATAAGACATCTCATAGTATTGTAACAGATCTGTTGGACCTTTCAAGTATCCATATGTTTCTGCAAGACATGCATATAAAAGTAAATCTTGGTATTTGTTTGATAAATATGTTCCTACCGTAGAAGCTGGATTAGCTGTTGTTGGCTGGGTAGTGCTGGTTATACTAACTGGCTGTTTCATATATGCCAGTGTTATTTCATAAGTTGCATTTGGAGTAGGCGCTACCACCCAAAAATTAGCATCCCAATTAGCATAATATTTAGGAATACCTGAAGCAGTTCCAGGAGTATCGTAAAAAGTAGCCATATAACTAGTTTCTTTTTTCTCTAAAAAAGATTGAGTATTGGGTGTTACGTTTGTATCTTTTAATTGAACATATCTTATATTTCTTAAATCTGAGGGTATGGTTACAAATCTGTTTCCATTAACTAAGTTAGAAGTAGCGTAAACTCTATTATCGTCCGTATCTATTTCTCTATATATTCTATTTTCTGCATTTTTAATAATCGTATCTAAGATAGTATCAGATAAAACACCGCTATCTACCTCTGTGTAGTTTCTAATATCAGTTCTTAAATTTGTTAAATTGTATGCCATATTATGGTGTTAGAGTTACAGGCCCTGCTGTGACTGTCATTCCTCCTGAGTCTTCTGTTATAGTTGGAGTTGATCCTATTGTAAACGTATACTTATCTGTTGTTGTAACAGTAATAGTAAATCCAGACGCAGATTGATACACTGAAGGTGCTAATCCACCTAAAGATCCCTCTACGTTTCTAAAAACTACAGTATCTCCTGTAGATCTCCCGTGATTTATATCTGTAACAGTAACAGTTGTGGATCCACTAGTTATAGAAAATGGATTTGGCCCTAGTAATCTTGCTACAGCAGGCTCAGTTCTATCTGGTCTTGCGTTACGTAAGCCTTGTTGTTCTGCCATAAATCTTTTAGGTTCTAGTTGTGGATGTTTTTTTTCGTACTCTGATATATGCACTCTTGATCCATTCCACTCTATAACCATTTCAGTATATGGAAATTCCATACCAGATCTATCAGATATAAATTTTGAATGCTTACCAACAGCCATTAATTAACCTCCGTAAAGTAAGAGTTTGGTGTAATGAAAGTGCTTGAAGAAGAACCGTCTTCAGCTAAAGCTCTTTGTAATTCATCTTCATAGTATAATTTAAATTCTTGTGTTCTTTGTGGATTATATTTTTGAGATAAATAAAAAGTTAATCCTGATATCATACAAGGCACAAATCTATAAGGAACGTCTGTTGCATTAGTATAAGACCCTACATCTTGTATTCTTTTTACAAAAAAGAAATTTAAAAACTTACCATTTTCAGTAGATCCGGGTGTTAAATATAAATTAATTGTAATTTTATCTATAAATCTTTGTACAAAATATTGTGATGGTTGACCTGTAGATGTTTTATTAGATAAAGCTTGATATGCAGATCTAGCTATTTTAGTTAAAGGAACATCTATATTACTAGCATTTCTAAAACTAGCTTCTAATATATCATCAGCACCATTAACAAAATTAGTTACCGCATCACCACTAGTATGTGATGCTGCTGTTGTATCATCTGCAGCTCTAGTAGCTCCTGTTAAATTTAAAGATGATATACCTGTATAAGAAATTATTTCATCGTTGACTTTAATTTTACCAGATGAAGGCATGTTTGTTACAGATGTAAGAGGTATAGTTGTAACGCTGCTATTAATACCTGCTGACAAAGTAGTTGTGACTCCATTAGAAGCCCCTTCTGCAGAGGATCTAAATATTGTATACTCTGTTTGATCCGTTGCTAAAGTTATAGATGTGTTTTCAACTTCCCAATAATGTAGACCTCTATTGGCCCACTCTTGAAACATAATGTTTAAAGTTCTTCTAGAAGTTTTTAATTGATATCCAGATACATTTTGAATACCCATTCTTTCAAAAGCTTCTTCTACTATTTCATCAATAGAAAAATTTTTTTCAAAAACTTGAGTTCCAGAGGTAGTGTTAGCCATTTAGCCTCCTACTTATCTATAATAACAGTTACAGTAGCTTTTGTAAGAGTTGAAACAGTCATTCCACCTTCAAATAAAATTCCATCTTCTGCAAGATTGTATGCAAATACATCCCCGCTTGGCACATCTACTTGAAACTGTGTTGCTGAGTTTCCGTCTTGTAATATAACTGTTCCTGCTCCTGTTCCATCTGAAGCAAGTATAATTCCTCTTAGTCTTGTTCTACCTGCAAATACAGAACCTGTGCTTGCTTTTCTAACTGCCTTTACGTCTGATTTCATTATCCCGTATATCCTATTGTTACAGAGTCTGTTGTAGTTAAATCCAAATAAACTCCTGTTTTGAATCTTATGCCAGAACCGGGAACCATTATATCGAGTCCCTCAGAACTAAATTTAGCTTGAAACTCTAAAGAACCACCTGTTCCAGTTCCATCATGTAATTTAACTAAACAATCAGTGCCACCATGAGCCTGTATGTAGGTGACTCTACATGGTCCTAAATTTGTACTACCACCAGTGATAGTTTTAAAATTACCATCTGCCGTTAGTGTTGTAAATTTTTGATCACTTAAAAACGATCCACCGCCTGCCATAATATTCTCCTAATAAGGAGCTCCCGAAGGAGCTCCAAAATTAATTATTAACTTAAATTGTTGTTTTGTAGATATAATACAGTTGCAGTTGCTTCACCAGCAGTAGCTGCTGATCCTGACTGATTATATGTAGCTACAACAGTAACATCAGAAGTCCCAATATCAATTAAATTTCCTATTTGAGATACATCTGAAGTTGCTAAAACTCTAGCTTGTGATCCTGCTGCTAAAGCATCAGCAAATTTATCAGCTGTAGTTCCATCTCCAAAATCAATAGTGTTAGCAGAACCTGCATCGAAAGCAGTTGTAACATCTAAAGTAATTTGAAAAATTTGGCTGTTCGCTGGTAATGTTGCAATAGTAGTTGTACTACCATCTGCACCAAAAACAATCTTAGCTGATTGAGCCATTAATACGAAACCAGTATTTGCACTAGCTCCTTCTCTTATCGTTCCCGCTTTTACCGGTCCCGAAAATGTAGTTGTTGCCATAATTATCCTCCTAGTATTTCCGAACGCAGTCTCTAGGCCGTCGACTATACTCGTCTACGTTCTGATTAATTGTATAGTGATTATTTTATATATTAGATTTGAATAGAGCGCAAGAGGGCCTGTAATGTGGATTGGATTTTTCCAA